GGCAGACTCAAAGATCACAGCACTAGACAACCTCACAACAGCCGATCCGGCAAATGACATGATCCCGATTGTGGATGTGTCAGCAACTCCACCGGCTTCAGGTAACACTAAGCGAATCAGCATCAACAACTTGTTGGCTTGTTCGCCATCCGCCACCCTCGCCTCCGCCACCATCACCGGCGATCTGACGGTGCGGACGAATAAGCTGTTCGTTAATGCGACTGGTGTCGGTATTGGAACAACGACTGTTAATGGCGACTTAACCATTCAGAACGGTAGCAACTGTCGTATGGAGGTAAGCTCTTCTGCTACAGGAATTGTTATTGAAAATCTTAACAACGCCCGAAATGCATATCTGAACATGACGATGTATGCTGATGCGTACATCTGGAATCGTCTCGGTTCCGAAGCCATGCGCCTGAACTCCACGGGGCTGGGCGTGGGGGTTACGCCGAGTGCGTGGCTTGCTGCTGTAAAAGCAATCGACATTGGTTCAAATGCTCTCGCTGCTTACAGCGGCGGTATTACCCATAACGCTTACTTCGATAACACTGATTCGCGTTGGGAATACAAAGGAACCGGAGCCGCTACATTCTACAGCGTCCAAGGAGGGCTTCACTCTTGGTACGTTGCGGCTTCAGGAACCGCAAACACCGCAATTACGACGTTCTCATCGGCAGCGATGACGCTCACGGCGAGTGGCGATCTGTTGGTGGGGACGACGAGTGCGCTTTCGGCTTGGGCAACCAGACTCACTCTTTCGACTGATGCGGGAACGACAAAATGGGCTGTTGGACCATACGCTGACCCGAACAACTTCATCATCAGCGCATCCGGTTCATTCGGTGTTTACTTGAATGGAACCAGCGCGGTTTCTTGGACCGGCATTTCCGACGAGCGACTGAAGGACATCATTGAGCCGATCAGCAACGCTGTCGCTAAGGTTGGACAGCTTCGTTCTGTTATCGGCAAGTTTAAGGCAGACGAGACAAACACTCGCCGGTCGTTCCTCCTCGCTCAGGATGTCCAAGCTGTTCTTCCTGAAGCGGTCGATGCGTCGAACCCTGACCGACTCGGCGTGGCCTACACCGATGTCATCCCGCTACTCGTTGCCGCCATCAAGGAACTCGCCGCTGAAGTCAACGCTCTGAAGAACGCCTAATATGAACATCTCCATCAACTGGATCATCGAACGCCTTCTCGTTAAGCCGACCGAAGGTGACAAAACCGATGTCGTCATCACCGCCGACTGGAGGTGCAACGGCACGCAGGATCAGTACAGCGGCACCTGCTACGGCAGCGCGTCGTTCGCTCCGCCCAGTGGATCGTTCACGCCGTATCCTGATCTGACCGAAGCGCAGGTGCTTGGTTGGTGCTGGAGCAATGGCGTGGACAAGGTGGCCATCGAGGCGAACGTGACGCTCCAAATCGAGAACCAGATCAACCCTCCGGTCATCGCTCCGCCGCTGCCGTGGGTGCCGCCGGTGATGATCGTGCCTCCGATGTTGCCGCAGGTGGAGCCGGTTTTGGTTGCGGATCAGCCAGTCGTTTCCGACACTGCCGCCTGATATGATCAAGATCGAACTGACTCCGCAGCAATTCAACCAGCTCTATGAACTGCTGGTCATTGGTATGAAGGCCGGCAACGTCCAAAACATGAAGGTCGGACTGCCGCTCGTTGAAATCCTCGAAACCGCAGCCGCGCAACACAAACCCGAGTAACATGGACGCAACCAACCACGGCGGAACGAATGGCCTAGCCTTGTCGCTGGGCACGGCAGCAGCAGCAACGTCTGCATCTATGCTGCCACAACTCACTGACGAGATCCGTTTTGTCTCCGCCGTGGTTGGTCTCCTTGCCGCGTGCATTGCCCTCTACAAAGCCATTAAGAAATGAAAAACACGAAGACCACACTGGCCGGCATCGGTGCCATCCTCGTCGCAGTCGGTGGGGCTCTCAAGGCCCTGTTCGACGGTGACCCGACCACCTCGGTCGACCCGACGGCGACCATTGCCGCGATCTCTGCCGGTATCGGCTTGGTCATGGCTAAGGACGCCGAGAAGAAACCGGAATGAACTGGGTTTACCAGATTGTCCTGGCCTTCCTCGACTGGATCCGTGAAACACCACCTGCCGACATCCAACATGGAAAAGCACCCGAAGATCTCAAGGCTGACCTGGCTGGCCGTGTTGCTGACCTGCCTAGGCTGCCAGACCAAGGTGGTGATGGTCCCGCACGGTGATCCGGTGATGCTGGCCAAGCCGGTGAAGGCCAGTGTGTACGCTTTCGATGCAAACAAGAAGCTGGTGGGGCCGTCCAAGGTGACGCTGCCTGCCGGCTGGTACGTCCTGCCTAAGAACTGATATGGCCCAACAAATCATCAACATCGGCACCATCGCCAACGACAACACCGGGGACACGCTTCGGGGTGCCGGCCAGAAGATCAACGACAACTTCGACGAGATCTACGCCGCCCTGCCTCTGACCGCCCCGTCGACCTGGGTGCCGACGCTGACCGATTCCGGCGGTGGCCGCACCTTTGCGATCACAGTCAACATGGCGCGACACACGGCCATTGGATTCATCGAGACCTTTACGGTCGACCTGACCATTAACTCGGTGAGCGGCGCTGCCACCGGCGATCTTCGACTGAGCCTGCCGGATCCTGTATCCTACGACGCTGCCCTGGCCATCTGGCTCGACAATGCCACCGCCCAGGCCAAGACATCGGTGATCGGTAAGGCTGTCGGCGGTACGTCCTATGCCGCCCTGTACCACTACGAGACCGGTGACGTCACCAGCATGGCCAGCCAGATCCAGGCTACGAGCCGGATCCTGATCTCCGGCACCTACTTCACCGCCTAAATGACCATCATCGGCTCCAGTCTCCAGCAGGGCATGACGGTGCTCCAGCAGATGCTGGGGGCGCCGATGTTCATCTGGGAGGGATCGTCGATCCGGTGCATCCCGGCCATGGTCACCGATGCCAACACCCCGGTGCCTGGTGGCTTCCAGGACAACGTGGCATCCCGGATCCTGGTCAAGTTCTCCGACTGGAAGACCTGGGACAGCACCCTGGTCACGATGGACACCACACTGTACACCCTCGACCAGGGCACCGAGTTCTCCCGGTTGCTCAAGGAGGACGGCTATTATCTGCTCCAGGAGAACACCGACCGCATCGCCCTGACCTTCTGCAAGCCCAGGCCGGTGGTCGGCCGCACGCTGGTCTACCAGGGACGCACCCTGCGGATCCTGTCCTGCCGGGTCGATGCCTCCGGCGCCTATTACAGCCTCGAACTAGGAGCCAAGACCCGGTGAGGCCTGTCGTTAACATGACGGTCGACAGCAGCAAGTTCGACGCTGCAATGAAGGCCTACCTGCTGCAGACGAGCCGCGACCTTCACAAGGCAGTTAACTCCCGGTTCTTTTACCTGATGGTCCGGCTGTTTGTCCTGGTGCCGCCTAAGAGCCCAGGCCAAGAACGGCGCCGGATCTCCGACTACCTCGGCACGCCGCTGGGAAACATCAATCGAAAGTCCAAGAAGACCGGCAAACGCATCGGCAAGTCCCGCCTGCTTCGCCGGGTGCATCTGATCGCCCAGTCAAAGGAAGCCAAGGCCGGCCGCCGCGGCCTGTACGGCGAGGAGATGAAGGCAGCCGCATCGGCACTGATGCGGAAGGCTATCGGCTCAGTCGGTTACCTCCGCTCTGGTGTGGTGAAGATCATCCGGATCTACAACAAGGGCTTCACCCAGTTTCAAAGCCCGAAATGGAAGCCTCTGTCAAAGCCTGCAGGCTACAAGGCGCCCAAGAAAACCAATGCTGCACTGGTCTCATTGGCCAACCAATACGGCCTGCCAGAAGAGAATGTGGCGGTGCACAAGGGCACCAAGGCCCGAGGCATCCAGGCCACACCAGGATTCAATCCGACAGCCTCGGTGGTCATGACTGCCGGTGTGGCTGACAACCAGTACAACCGGGTGGCCATGATCTACAACCAGGCCATGCAGAAGGCCATGGACGACGAGCTGGCCGAGCTGACCAACCACATGACCGAGGCTATGCTGCAAAACGGCAAGGTGCTCGAAGATAACGGGATCTCCATCAAATGAACGCCGTCGCCCTAAGAGCAGAGAAGGCAGTGGCCGACTACCTGGCAGCCGCCGACTGGTCGGCCTCCGGCGCCGGAACACCTACCTGCCTGACATCCTACAGCCGCGGCCTGTACGACGACCCGGACGAGCAGGATGTGATGCCCAACTTTCCGCGCCTGGTGGTCTCGACCAACTCGGCCAGGCCTGTCCAACGCACCGACCTAACCTGCGAGCTGGAGATCGCCGTCGAGCTGCAACTCTCGGCAGACGACACCGACGAGGCCGATGTCCTGACCACCGTCCAGGTGCTCGACAATCGGATCCTGCCGCTCTTTGACGACGCCGGGGCCTCTGCCCTGGATGCGCCATCAAACGACGCCAGCGGCCCGTTTACGGCCCAGTTTGCCGCCCCTCTGGACTTTGGGGCAGCCTCAATCTCTAATCGGTCCAGGACGTTCACCAGGACATTCACCCTTTACTGCAGCGCAACCATCTAACCTCAGACACCTATGGCTAATTCACAAGGACTCGCATACCAGTTTGGATCGCCGGCGACGGTGACCATGTTCAAACCGGACAACACGACCGCCGTTTTCACCGGGCTCACCTCGATTGAGAGTTACGACATCACTCACGAGGCCGACACCGAAGAGGTTCGGAACAGCATCGGCGAGGTTGTTGGTCACATCGGCTACAACGAGCGCGTGGTTCTCAACCTTAACCTGATCCCGTCTGGAGCTACTGCCGCTGCCGCCTTGGCGTTCTGTTCCTTGGCTCAGGTCAATGGCACGGTGCGAATCTCCGGGGCTCCGATCATCGCCATGATGGGATATGGTGACGTGCTCAACACCGAGGACGTTCTGATGGGTGGCCGGTTTATCTATGCCGGAGGAGGTTCGGTGAAGCTGACGCAAAGCGGAAAGGCTATGGTCTCGATCACGGTCAAGAAGTACAAGAATCTGACCGCTGGTGCCTCTGTGAACCTGAACCCGTGAGCGATCTTGCCGACATCCTAAACGCTACAGCCGAGCCCTGTCCTGTCGTGATGGGGCTCCGGTTGGTGCCGTATTCTGTCGGTCATTCGCTTGTCCTAAATCGTATCGGCTCACCCTTGGCCATTGGTGGCCCGGTGGAGCGATCTGATTTAATGGAGGCCGTCTTGATATGCTCGCAACCGGTTAAAGAGTCTCTCAAGGCTATCAGGTCACCGCTGCGAAGCATTGCCATCTACATTTGGTCAAAGCGGACCCAGCGACTCTCGTTTGATGCCGAGTTCGAGAAATGGAACACCTGGATGGCCAACCAATCGACGGCTCCGGAGATCCTAAGCAAGCCAGGTAAATCCCGGCAGTTGTCAATGCCATGGCCTGAGAGAATGCTGGCCTGCTGCATGGACATCGGCCTTCAGGAGGATACCGTCTTGGCCATGCCAATCGGTGACGCTGAGCGCCTTGTCCTGGCGCGTGCAGAAACCCATGGAGATGTCGAGCTGTGGAGCCCCAAGGACGAGGCAATGTGGCGGTGGTCAAATCAGCATCAGACAAATCAGAATTGATCCATGGCTATCTTTTCACTCATTGCAAAACTCGGGCTTGATGGCACTGCATTCGAGGGAGGCCTTAAGCGCTCCCAGTCGATGGCCAAAGGCATCGGCAAAGAAATTGGCGCCACAATGGGCAGCATCTTTGCGGTCGACAAGCTGGCCCAGTTTGGAATGCAGGCTATCGAGACGGCCGGCCAGCTCACCGACCTTTCGAGCCAGCTTGGTGTGTCTGCTGAGTTCCTCCAGGAGATGAAGTTCGCCGCGGAACAGTCCGGATCTAGTCTCGAAGATGTGGCAGGCGCCCTTGAAAAGCTATCTATCGCCAGGCAAAAGGCATTGGCTGGAGACAAGGCTACCGTTGAGAACCTTCAGAAA